CCCCCTAGAATGTCCAATCTATAAGCCATAGTCAAGATAATGCTTTACGCTTAATTTCGGCATTCTATTGCCGATAAAACCCTTATACATATAGTAAGGGAAAAGAGGTGCTTCTTAATAAAGTACTATTTCACTATAAATTCGTTGTACTATTCTAAGAAAATGGGGATTTCGTCGCATAATTTAGCCATTTCGTCGCTATTCATGGATTAGATAATACACCACCATTGCATAAACAAAATGTTTTGTTACCTTTGTAATGTCGAACGAGACAAACAAAATAAGGGATTTAGCCACATTAGTGGCATGAAAGAAAACACCCTAAAAAGTAAGCCTCACTTAAAAGAGGTGCAAAGGATAGGCTCAAGTAGAGAACGTCGGGAGTAAGCGTAAGTATTCGCACCTAGTTATTTAGGTTACCATAACGACACAATCGAACGGCTCAAAGTATGCTTAAAATGGTCTTTGAAATATTGGCAGTATGGTGACAGCATACAACCTCAATAAAGAGGGTTAACAAATTCCCACCACCTAAGGGTCATAGGTTGCAGTGATTTATTACTAAATGTTCCACGTGGAACAAATAGCTAGGGTACATAACTTAGGATAGCCGAAGTGAACCGCTAAATGATAACAAAGAGATTAAGAGTAATAGTCTATGCGGTTGGCGTACGGGGTTCAAATCCTCACATAGACTCCAATAGCAAGTGGTCAATCAACGTATGGAAATGTAGAAACATTCCTCGATAGGATAACGCAAATAAAGATTGACTCGATTACCTAGTGTAATATAGTTGGAAGAGGGGGTTCGACTCCCCCCACTTGCACAATCGTGGAATGTTCCACGTGAAACTTAAACAAAAAATAAAATGAAAAGTCGACTGAAACAAGCGATTGAACTAGTATTAGAATACAAGGCTGACCCGAACTGTTATCCTGAGTTGTGGATAAGCGACGTAAAGGTAGATGAGTATACTAAGAGAATGTTTATTACAATATGCAGAATGGCAAAGATAAAAAAGTAACCTAGCTAGTATGGTACACGGAGGGTTCGATTCCCTCCTAGCTACTACGCAACGATGCGTATACATAAATAAATCATTATGAAAACTTTAGAAAATACAAAAACACGCAAAGTAAAGACCATTGAAGTTATCTTTTCAAACATGACTTTTGTGGTAAAAGTACATAGCCATTATATGGTGGCTTTAAATAGTCCGTCGTGGTCTACTAATAGATACACCGCTACTATTAAGGAGACGGGAGAAGGTATAGGAGTAATGGGAGGTAAAAAATTAATTACAAGCCAAATGGATTTGATTAATTCAAGACCCGATTTATTTTTAAGAAAATTGATTTAGTGTAACTGACGAGACCTAATGGTCGAAACCCCTACGGGGGTCTTACACAATATCGTGTACAAACAAAACCTTGCGGATAGGTTAACCGCATAAATAAACAAATGAAAAATTTTAACACACCCTCATTCCAAATTAACAACGTGCCAACATTAGAAAAACTATTGGCTAAATCATCACACGACGATGTGTTCATCGAGAATAGTGTGGTTCAAATGGCTGACCTTATCGGGATGCCGACACGTAAAGGTCTAGAGAAGGGCATCGTATGTGGCGGTGCACTAGTCAACGTCGTGTCCAATTCGTATGGTCACCTACCGAATGAATTGTTCTTTATCGAGGCGGAACGCAAGCTAATTGATGCCGACATTTACTACGCATCACGTTCAATGAACAGAAACAACCGCTCGTTTGCAGTTGATTATATTCTAGCAGACGACCGCTATAAGATAGAGGTCAAGGGCGACAAGGACATCTTGTTTCCGATGTTACGATTCACGAACTCATACGATGGTTCTAATAAGACGAGCGGTTCATTCGGTATGTACCGCAAGGTATGCGACAACGGGCTTTGTATTGCACAAACTCAAATAGGATTCAGCGTCAAGCACACGGGTTCAATTGCCGAGATTGTCCTACCTAAACTAGGGGACTTGGTCGCAAGTTTTATGAACAACGAGTTCTATGAGTTGAAAAACAAGTTCGATGTGTTAGCCGAGGCTAAGGTATTAAACGTAGAGAAGTACGTGCAAGATGTTAACAAGAAGTTAGGTCTCATCAAGTACGAGTCATCCGACAAGAACCCCGCACCTAGCTTGAACGCTCGCTTTGTTCTAGATGTGGTGTCACGTGAGACAAGGGAGTTGAACACAAAGCCTAACAAGTGGATTGTGTATAACGCATTCAATGAGTTACTGCATAACAAGCTACAGAAAACGTTCGACCAACAGAAACAAATCGATGAGAAGTTGTTTGACCTCATCCTAGCCTCTTAATATATTATCTAATCTAAAACCTTGCGGTGTATAGGTCAACCGCTAACTAATCATATGAGGGAAGACATCAAGTTACAAATCGGACTATGGGTTCGTGTGGGAATAGCTATATGTATAGCGTCCCTCTTATCATAACTAGTGCGTTCGCGTACAACAATCTAAAACCTCACGATGTATAGGCTAATCGTTTAATTTATTATGGAAACAATTAAAGAGTATTACACAAGCACATTCCCTACCGACGAATTAGGTGCTGAATTATCTGACGGGGCTACATTTGACACGCTATTTACTATATTATTTATTCGCGAGGATATTTATGATTATATCGGGGTATTTGATACTGTAATTCGTGAAAGGTTATTTCAAAGACTTGCAATAATAAAAAGTATAACATACGACGACGTGTACTACCAATGGCTACTAGACCCAATAAATTAAACCTAAAACCTCACGATGTATAGGGCAATCGTATTATCTATTATGAGAACAAGCAGAATTTATTACCACGTTATTGAAGAGGGTAGCTATGGCAAAATAGCTAGCCACGGGTACTACACAACGTTAGCCGAGGCACAAAAAGAGTCCGATAGACTTGCATCTTTTTTTGTAGGCTTGACTTTTTATGTATACCAAAGTGAAAGTAAAAGAGAGCCCGTTATTTGTACAATTTAATTTAACCTAAAAACCTCTCGATGTATAGGCTATCGTATTATCTATTATGAAATTAATTACAGAAAGATTATCGGCATTAGAAAGTTTTTGCAAGTCATTAGACATTGCACTTATTGGATGTAATGATACCAAGGGGGGTATCTATTCTCTGTCTATTATGACCGAAATACGTATTCAAGGAAATTTTTCCTCGATTATTGTAAATAGAATTAAGAATGTATATCCCGATGTTATATCCGAAATATCACAAAATGGATACGTCGAATTTGAGATTAATGCATTCGATGACAAGTTCCACGTAGTACTAACCTAATACCTAAAACCTCACGATGTATAGGGCAATCGTTATATTATGGAAAATTCAACATTATTATTTGCAGAAAAGAATCTCTCTTGGATAGGAGAAGAAGAAGGCTTTAAGACTCTTATATTGGATACAAGCCTTCACATAGAATTTAAATCGGGAAAGACCCTTGAGTTATCAGATACGGAAATAGAGTACCAAGCAATCGAGTATCTAAAAAGGCAAATATCATACATTCAAAATAATTTTTAAACCAAACCCCTTATATATTATGGAGAGAGTAACGTTGTCTCAAATAAAAGTTGGGACTAGAATAAAGTTCAAGGCTTGCACAAGATGGAGCAATGCCGAGCAAATAAGAGTGGTTAACGGATTCTATAAGAATCTACCGACAATCCGATTTGGTGGATGGTCTGACTTTGTAGTATTAGAGAACGAAATAATTTCAATAATTCAATAAACCTTAAACCTCGCGATGCCTAGGTCAATCGTTGTATTATCTATTATGGAAACAATAATTATTGTAGTTGGAGAGCCAAGGTTCACCACATTATCAAAAGTACAAGCAGTACAAGGTAGGGTTTGGGACATTAGTGATTTAAATCATTATTGCACAATCAATAAAATGACTTGGATGAATATAGACGACTATTTTGATTTGGTTAATGGAATATCTAGCGAAGAACATTCAATCGATTTTTCCAATTCATTCTCACAATATTGCTACGTAAAATAAACCTTAAACCTCACGATGTATAGGCTAATCGTTGTATTATATTATGGAAATAAAAATAAATATCCTAGAGTTAGCGTGCGAATTAGCACACAAAGATTTAGTCAGAATGGTAAAAAATGAAAGCGATTTGTTCGAAGACCCCACCGCAGGCATAACAAACTATACCAAAGATGCCCAAGAAGAATTCAATGAATTATATGATTATTATTATTCGATAATTGAAGAAGTTAAACTATAAAATTATATGAAAGAGCAAATAAAGAACTTGAAGTCGATGATTGACGCGTGCTACACCTACGAGGGGGCAGAGCGGGACTCGTACAACTACCATACATACATCAAGAAATTTGAGGACATATTGGGTAGCGTATTATTTGAGGAGGTATACACAGGATACCTAAAATACTTAAAGGATAACTTTACAATCGAGCAGAGTATATACACTGACTCCGACGGATTAACGTACAACTCATTAAAATTCAACAAGCAATATGAACAAGCAAATATTTAGAATCGGCAGAGCCGACGTAATCAAGTACTACGCTACCTCTCCAAGCGGTAAGCTAATCACACGCTACCAAGAGGACGACGGCTTTACGTCACATCGTTCGGTAATATCTAAGGTAGTGGAGGCACTCCCTGATTGGTACGACGAGGGGATGGTATACGTACACATCGTATGCGAGGACAAGGGCATAGCCAAGGACGTTGGGGTCAGATTACCTAAGTACACGTACAACAAATAATAAATCAACTTAACACCTCTCGATGTATAGGTCAATCGTGTATTATATAATATGGAAACACTAGAAAATTATAAGGACTACGAGTTACTTGTAGAACTAGGTAAGCGAGGATTTTATACGGAGTTAATGCCAAGCATTTATGACGTAGACAATGTGATGTCTTTTATAGACGACAAGTCTATTAAGGCAGACGAAATAAGCGACGAGAAAAAGAAGGAATTGGTAGAGAATGCATTGAAAGAAACAACCAACGACTTTATGGAAAAACTTGAGAAGGAAGTGGAGGACTACCTATACGACTTGTATGTTACGTCTACACATTAAGCAATTTCATCTACAAATTAATAATGTAAACAAAATTGCTTATAATTTTAAATTTAAACCAAACAAAAAATGACAAATCAGAGAACAAAAATCATAGACTGCATCGAGGATTGCAGAATAGATGAAATGCAAAGCCATAGCAATGGGGCATTAGCTAGAATGTACACCGACGACTTAGTTGATGTACTTATTGCGGAGTATTATCTACTACGTGAGCACTACGATGAGTTGCTTGAGAAAGCAAATGTAGATTCCCAAAAATTATTAGACATGATAGAAAAACTAAAAAAATGAAAGGAAACCAATATTTAGCTATGCTTAACGAGGACGAGTCGTTCAAGTTTAGGTTTAACTTTTTCCGCAATAGATTAGCGGAGGTCGTAGAAGAATCAGAGTGGAAAGAACATATAGAGGGATACTATGAATCGTTTGGAGAATTCATTAGCCTAGGATTTGTGTTTGCCACTACACCCGAGGGCTACGACTATTGGGATAAGATTAGATTATCTGAAAGGGATGGGGTTAAGTACAGAAGAGCAGAATTAAGAATCAATAGCTTACTGACACGACCTAACCCTAACGTTGAGACATTAGATGACGTATTAAATGAACTAAACATTAAAAAAGAAGAAAATACAATGACCAAGCTACAACTAGATTTGAATCCATTCCTATGCACCATTGACGTGAGTGCTAAGATTAACGGAGTAGAGGAGAGGTGTCAAGTAGGATACGTCCCCCTAAATTATCCCGACATGACGTATGCGTCACTAGGAGACAAGGTGTTCTGCATCGTAGTCGACTACACAGATAGCCTAATGGTAATCGTTACCGACGAGTCAGACGATAGTGTTCAACCCTTTAAGCTACGTATAACTAAATGAACAAGCAACCTAATTACCACGACATGATTGAAGTCATCATCAGCATTGTGTTTGTTGGACTTGCCTACTTTATTATTGTAATCTATTAAAACAAAAACCAAATGAATAAAAAACACATCATAGAAGCCATTGCTTTGGCTTTAGTTGCACTATCTCTCTTTATTGTATGGATTAACCTTACCGCAAGAGAAAAGACGTCTTACGTCAAGCCTTCAGAAGACTACCAAGAGTTCGGCATTGTTGCACAGGAGGACATCTACATAGACAACATGGAGAAGGGTAAGTACACGAGTCATGGAAGACTCATATTACCAAAAGGAGAAAAATAATTCGCCCAACAAATAAAGGATACATTAAATTATACAAAACAAAATAAATAACATGGAAAAGAAAGTAATCGGCACGATATTGTCACGCCACGGAAATGTAGTTAATATCTACGCAGTTCAGAACGACCGCATAGACATCGGTAGCCTACGTCAAAACACGTTGATGGATGTGTCATACAGACTAGGTCAGGCAATGGTTGAGGTATTTCAGACGAAGTACTTAGATGCCACGGCAGATTATCGTTCGTTAATATTTCAGCACCCAACTAAGGGAGAGGGCAGAGTTATCATCGTTCCCACCAATAATATTCTGTCGCTAGATGCAGTTAATAAATAAATTGTATTACTTTTGCCATGAAACAAGAAGACATAGATTACTTCAAGGGTCTGCCATTCCTCCATAGCGAGGCGGTAAGGGTTTCAGTTAATGTGAATCGTCTACACTACCAACGGGAACTAGGCGACTACACCAAGGCACTAAGCCATGCGACTCCCGAAATGGAGGCATTCGAAATCTTATTAGATAAGGTGGATTGTTTAATGCAGTCGATAAAGAATTGTGATATTATACTAAAGGCACTCCATGAAACTAAACATTAAGGACAACTATGGCGTAGCACCTAACGTCCTACTAAACGACGAAAAGATTAGTCTCAAGGCTAAGGGGGTCTTTGTATACATCCAATCTAAGCCCGAAGGTTGGAACTTCTCAGCAGAGAAAATTTCACTCCATCAGAAGGATGGTGTAGATAGTGTCATATCGGCTCTAAAAGAGTTAGAGGAAAATGGATATTTAGTACGGGAAAAGAAGCATGGAAACCAAGGAAAATGGGAACAAACGTACTCTCTGACGTTTCCAGCCATTGGGGATTATCCACGAACGGATAAACCACGAACGGATAATCCACTCGTGGAAAACACCCTAAACAATAGTAAGAAAGATTTAAGTAAGAAAGATATAGTAATAAAGAGTATAGTAGACGAGCGTTTCGAAAAGTTTTGGGGGATGTACAACAAGGAGGTAGCGAAGGACAAGTGTTATAGCGAATGGAAGTATATTAATACTATCGACAAGGATAAAATCTTAAAAGCCCTACCGACTTACATTCAAGCGACCCCCGACATCCAATACAGAAAGAACCCGTTTAAGTACTTAAAGGAAAAGGCGTGGCTTGATGTTGTTATTGCATTTGACAATAAAAGAAAAGAAGAATCGAGCCCATTAGCTAGACCCGTGTCTGTTATCAGCGTACCAAACGATTATTAATATGAAGAAAGAAATTGTAGACCCGATGTTGGAGTTGGATGTTATAAGCTATCTGCTAGAACAACCATACTACATAACCGAGGCGGTTAAGATTGTCGACGATGGAGCGTTTACCATTCCCTTGAATAAGGCTATATATTCGGCGTGTATTGAACTATCTCAGACTCAAGGTACGTTCTCTCGATACGACGTATTTAGGTTGCTTAAAACAAAGGAATCGAAGTTAGGGATTAATTCATCTGAGATGCTCAAGTTCTTACCTAACAGAACTATTGACTTGACTGAAGTATGTGTCGAGTTGAAGGAGATGTATACCAAAAGGAAGATGTTTGAGATTGCCAACGACATTAGTAAGCGTATACTTAATGGGGATGATGCTGAGACAATCCAAGCCAACCTCCATATCAAAGTAGACGAGCTAATAGAGGGTTCACTAACCACAAAGGAGGTCACGCACCTTCAAGAAATCTACGACGACGTCATCAAAGACCTAAGTGCTAATGCGGGTCAAGTCAAGTTTTCTGGAATTGATACGGGGTCAAGGCTATTAAACTATACATTTGGAGGTTGGCAATCGGGTATGATTGTAATAGCCGCCCGCCCATCAATGGGTAAGACTATCGTAGGACTAGAACACGCTAAGGCAAGTGCTAAGGTTGGCAAGAATGTGCTATTCTTTAGCCTTGAGATGCCTAAGGAATCCCTTATATATCGGTTTATATCATCTGAGGCATCTGAGTACACCTACGCTGATTTAGGAAGTTATCGTGTTAGCAAGGAGGACATTGAAAAGATTAAGGAATCGGACGCTAAGATGCTAAGACAGCTACCTATTTATTTTTACGACTCAGACAATAGAGACATTAACTACCTGTCTAACATTGCGGTGGCAGAAACACGTAAGAATAAGATAGACATGATAGTAATAGATTATCTACAACTGATTCGAGACAATCAAATTAAAGAACAGACAGACTTTGCTCAAGTGTCAAGTGTATCCAACAAGATACAGAAGTTATCTAGGAAGTTAAACATTCCTATCATAGCATTGTCCCAATTGTCGAGGACGATTGAAGGAAGGGCGGACAAGAGACCTAGCTTATCTGACTTACGCTCAAGTGGTAACATCGAGCAGGATGCATCCATTGTAATAGGATTGTATAGACCCGACTACTATGCGGTTTCTGAGGCAAGGGCAAACAACCTACCCGAACCTGAGATGACTAACATATTAGACTACGTGATACTCAAGAATAGGAACGGAAGGACGGGAAGTGCTGAAAGGTACTGCGATATTATGACAAACCGAGTGAACGACGACAAGGATATGTTGTTTAGATTCACTCAACCCGATATAATATATAAGGACACAAAGATTAACGAGATACCAAACAATTTTGAAAACGATAAAGTAATCCCATTCTAATGAATATATACAAAGAGTTAGCCAAGTTTAATATCATTAAGTATTACGACGCACCGCACGAGTACTTCATCAAAGAGCAGAAACTTACAAGCGGAACTGCATTTGTAGGACAATTCAAGGAGAAGTTTGATTCTGAAGGTCAATCAGTCAAGTCAGCTAAGAAGAAAGGAATATCCGCAGAAGAGATGTTAGCGGAGTGGGAGTTCAAGGGAGACTTCTCCCGTACTAAGGGCACGCTCCTTCATAACTATGCGGAGAACCATTGGCAGAACAAGATATATCCCATAGATTATACAATATATGACGAGAAGTTTGGGGAAGGGCTCATGAAGGAAAGGCTTGAGGAATGTATTAGGATGTTTGAGGAGTTCTATCTAAAGGC